ACGTAGTAAATTTGCTACAGTTGCAGGCCCACAAGGAGGCACATCTTTAAACGGTGATGCCCTAAAAGCTGAAGCACAAGCTGAAATGGAAAAACTTGAACAAGATCTAGCACTAGCAGTAGCTGGCGGCGTAGGTTACGGCTTCACAATCGGTTAAAATAATACTTGACATCTGCTAAATTATAACGTATAATATACATTATAAATTAAGGATTCATTATGATTATTGGAATTTGTGGACTCATCAGTTGCGGTAAAGGCACAGTAGCAGACATTCTAGTTGACGATCACAGCTTTGAAAAGATTAGTTTTGCAGACAAACTTAAAGATGCAGTATCTTTAATGTTTGATTGGCCACGTGATATGCTTGAAGGTGAAACTCCAGACAGTCGTTATTGGCGTGAGCAAGAAGATACATTTTGGACAAAAGAAACAGGACGTAGTGTAACTCCAAGATTAGTATTACAAGAGTTTGGCACTGACTGTATGCGTAACGGATTCTATGACGGTATTTGGGTAAGTTTTGTTAAAAAGACTATTATTGATAATCCTAATAAAAACTTTGTTATTCCGGATGTACGCTTCGAAAACGAAGTAGAAGTTATTAAAAGTATGGGAGGCAAAGTGTGGTGTGTTAAGCGTGGACCTGATCCTGTATGGTTTAGACAATATCAAGACTTAGGCATTGAACCAACTGATGTACACCCAAGTGAATGGCGTTGGGCAAAAGCATCATTTGAACACAATATATATAATGAAGGAACTATTGCAGATCTTAAAAGTCAGGTAAAAGGTCGCCTTGTTTCCACTTTGCGCCTTGCTTCTGCATCAACCGTTGACAGTTCGCACAGATAGTTTTTAAGTTACTACGCAACGTATTATTTAGATCACCATCAACATGATAGACATTAAACTGCTCTTTGTGGTTGCTTTTATAATTACATTTTTCACAAGTATCTAACTGTCTATAACCAGCACGGTGCCATTTGGGTATACCCCACATTTTTTTACCGTGATGTAAACAAGTATCACACTGCCTACGATAAAACGTTTTGCCGTTCTTTTTATAGTTTACAGCCGCAGGTCTATATCCGCACTCGCATAAAGGTCTCATATTGTATTTACCTGCCCTTTGTGGTACCTTTTTCTGGGGGTTTTGATATATGTTTTTGGAGAAATCATATAAATACTTTTAACAGTTGTTATAACAGGAGAACTTAAATGGCTTTAATATCACCAGGTGTACAAGTTAGCGTAATTGACGAGAGTTTTTACACACCAGCAGAACCAGGTACTACTCCAATGTTATTTGTTGCGTCTAAACAGGACAAAGCAAATGCGGCGGGAACAGGTACAGCAAGAGGTACTACAAAGGCAAATGCCGGAGTACCATTTTTAATTACATCACAAAGAGATTTATCAGACACGTTCGGAGATCCATACTTCCAAACAGATGCAAGCAACAATCCAGTAAACGGCGGCGAACTAAACGAATACGGTTTACAAGCGGCATATTCATATTTGGGTGTTAGCAACAGAGCATTTGTTGTAAGAGCAGATGTTGATCTAAACGAACTTAGTCCAAGTGCAAATGCACCAGCGGCAAATCCAGCAAATGGAACATGGTGGTTTGACACAGCATTAACAAAATACGGAATATTTGAGTGGAACGGCAATGCCGTAACTGTTACTGGTGGACAGTCATTCACTAACAAAGTTCCACTTGTAATTACTTCAAACTCACAACTAGTTGGCGGAAGCAATACAGGCTTACCAAAAGGCGCAGTAGGTGCAGTAGGTGATTATGCAGTAGTAACAACAACTACTCAAAACAAAGTATACTATAAGAATACTTCAGGCGCATGGGTAAAAGTAGGATCAGCGGCTTGGGTATCAAGTTGGCCAACAGTAACAGGTACAGCGGCTAACCCAACACTAACAAGTAGCCAAGGTATTTCAATTAACGGATCAACTGTTTCATTAGGCGGATCAGATACTACTGTAGCACAATTTGCGGCGGCAGTAAATGCGGCAAGTATTACAGGTGTTACTGCAAGTGTAGTTGATGGTAAAATTAACTTGTTTGGAGACGGAACAAATACTAAAGATGGTTCAACAGATGATGACGGTGCTATTAGACTAGCGGCAGGTGGTTCAGGTACATTACTTGCAGACTTAGGACTAACAGCAGGTGACTATTTTTCACCAGCATTTGAAATTGCTCCACACACAGCAGTTCCAGGATTTAAAACAGCAGATACTAAAACAAGACCTACAGGAAGTGTTTGGTTCAAAATTACTGACGCTAACTTAGGTGTACAAATGAAAGTTAAGCAGTTTAACGGAACTACTAAACTATGGGAAGACAAATCAGCACTAGTATATACAAACCATGCTGAAGCATTATACAACTTAGATAAAGCACAAGGTGGTTTAGGACTTGCATTAGGTGCATTGTATGTACAAGCACACGTTTCTGAAGCAGAAAACGAAGAGTTTGACTTTTCAATTATGGCAAGAAACAGTTCAACTGCAACTAAAATTACTTCAAGTGTAGTAGCAACACAGTTAAGCAGTCAGTCATATGGTTTCCAAATTGCTGAAAGCCTTGTAGGACAAGCGGCTATGGCAGGTGGTAAAGCACTTAGTATTACAGCAACTGGCGCGGCAAGTGATGCAGACTTAATTGCTAATGCAATTAACGCGGCAGGATTTGTTAACGTTGTTGCAAGTGTAGACGCAAGTAACAGAGTTATTATTGAACATAACGATGGCGGAGAAATCCACATTAAAGATACAAATGGTGCATTAGGCTTAATTGGCTTTGTAGCATTTAACTATTCAACTAAAGCAGGTACTGCAAACTTATATGCGGCACCAAGCGGTGATGCAACTTATGACTTCCACGCTTCAAACTGGAAGATCCTAACACAAACTGCAAGTGCAGATGCTCCAACAGCATTAACAACTGATGGCGCATTATGGTACAACAGTATTGTTGACGAAGTTGATATTATGGTACACAACGGTACTACATGGAAAGGTTACCAGAATGTTTATGGTTCAGCTGATCCTTTAGGACCAATTGTTAGTGCAACACAACCAACTACACAACAAGATGGTTCATCTGCACTAGTTACAGGTGACATTTGGGTATCAACAGCAGACTTAGAAAACTATCCACAAGTACACAAATATAATTCAGACTTAGCAAAATGGATTGCACTAGATGAAGGCGATCAAACATCAGAAGATGGTATTTTGTTTGCTGATGCACGTTATGGTACAAGTGGTGGAACAGCTACAGAAGCACCAAGCGGAACTATTCCACAGTTACTTGTTAGTGATCACTTAGACACTGACGCTCCAGATCCAGCATTATATCCAAAAGGTATGTTGCTATGGAATTTACGTAGAAGCGGATTTAACGTTAAGAAATTTGTACGTAATCATGTAGATGTAACTACTGACAATATTAGAATGGGTGACGTAAGTATGGCTACTTACTATCCACACAGATGGATAACTGAATCAGCTAACCAAATTGATGGTTCAGGTAGCTTTGGACGTAAAGCACAACGTAAAGTTATTATTCAAGCTCTACAAGCAATGGTTAATGCTAACCAAGAAATTAGAGATGATGAATCAAGACTGTTTAACGTTATGGCAACTCCAGGGTATCCAGAATTGATTAATGAAATGATTGCACTAAACAATGATAGAGGCTTAACAGCATTTATCGTAGGTGACACTCCATTTAGATTAGCAAGTGACGGAACTACATTAAACAACTGGGGTTCAAACACTGCACTAGCTGTTGAAGATAACGACAATGGCGCAGTTAGTAGAGATGAATACTTAGGTATGTTCTACCCGAGCTTGTTTACAAGTGATAATGCAGGTAACAATGTTATTGTTCCAGCAAGTCATGGTATCCTAAGAACACTAGCATTGAGCGATCAAGTATCGTTTCCATGGTTTGCACCAGCAGGTACAAGACGTGGTGGAATTACAAATGCAAGTGCCGCAGGATTTATTGATGCAGAAGGCGAATTTAAGTCAATTGCATTAAATGAAGGACAGCGTGACACACTTTATGCTAACAACATTAACCCAATTACATTCTTAACAGGAGCAGGACTTGTAAACTTTGGTCAAAAGACAAGAGCAAAGAATGCAAGTGCATTAGACAGAATCAACGTTGCAAGACTAGTAATTTACTTAAGATCACAACTTAAGAAACTTGCTAAGCCTTACATTTTTGAGCCAAATGATAAAATCACACGTGATGAAATCAAAGCACAAGCAGATAGTTTAATGTTAGAGCTAGTGTCTCAAAGAGCGTTATATGACTTCCTAGTTGTATGTGACGAGTCTAACAATACTCCAAGTAGAATTGATAGAAATGAATTATACTTAGATATTGCTATTGAGCCAGTGAAAGCTGTGGAGTTTATTTACATTCCATTAAGACTTAAAAACACTGGTGAAATTAGCGGACTATAATATGATAAATAAAAGTAATAGGAGCAAATAATGGCAATTTCAACACTTTCAAAATTAACAGTACCTTTAGATAGTAACGCAAGTGCATCTAATCAGGGATTGTTGATGCCCAAACTGCAATACCGCTTTAGAGTATCGCTTGAAAATTTTGGAGTATCAAGCCCGTCAACAGAGCTAACTAAACAGGTAATTGACGTAACTCGTCCTAGCGTTAGTTTTGATCAAATGACAGTTGATATTTACAACTCCAGAGTTTATCTAGCAGGTAAACACACTTGGGAACCAATTACACTTAACTTACGTGAAGATGTTAGTAACAATGTACAAAAACTTGTTGGTGAACAACTTCAGAAACAGTTTGATTTCTTTGAACAATCAAGTGCGGCAAGTGGTGCAGACTACAAATTCGTTACTAGAATCGAAATACTAGATGGTGGTAACGGTGCTAACACAGCAAGCGTATTAGAAACATTTGAATTATACGGTTGTTACTTAGAAAGCACTAACTATAATACACTTAACTATGCTACGTCAGAACCAGTTACTGTATCATTAACAGTACGTTATGACAATGCTATCCAAACTCCACAAGGAACAGGATTAGGAACAGCAATAGGTAGAACAGTTAATACTGCTATTACAGGTGGCGGTTCAATCTAAACAGAATAAAAATTAAATTAAGGGCCTTTGTTGGCCCTTTTTTTATGACTGAATTATCTACCCACTTTATTCAAAAGGCTAAATATTAGTATGAGCTTCTTAAACGGATTTTTAGATAACGTAGTATCGGGTGCATTAAACCCTAAAGGTACTCTTGGTGACTACG